GCATCTGTTAATTCATACCTTATAACAACGTCACTACCAACTAATTCATTTAATGGAATTAAGCTTTGGAATTCGGGTCTTGGAATTCCATCAACTATAACTTCATATGCCGAAATATTAACTAAATCAGTAATTCTCCAATATTCGTTAACTAATGAATCGGTACTAGATATAATTTGATACTCTGGTGGTTGAGTTGTTGCAGAAAATGTTAAGTACTGTATATTTGGGTCTATATATACTGGGTCATCACCAGGGATGTTTGTATTTATCCATCCGTATTCTTTAATATTTGGAACTAGAAAATACCCCCTTTTATTTTCTTCAGCAACTGATGTTGATTGTTGCCATTTTATTTTAAGTCGATATCTTGACCTTGTGGGTACTCCGACTGAACCATCATATGAAATTCTTCTTTGACCAAATTCGTCAGTATACTGGAAATCAAGGTTCATTGGTAATTCAACTAGCCAAGCACCATTTTCATCTATGAGTTTACCATCATTTTCAAGTCTATGTTCTTCTAGAATAGGTCTACCATCATTGTCTGTAAAAATAGTTTGTCTTATACATTCGATTTGACCAGGACCTGCCGTCAAATTACACAAATTTCCAAGTTTTTTTGGTACTTTACAATTATCTTTAAGTTTTACTTTATTCTCTGTAGAAACAAGTGAACCTATAAAAACCGCAGTTGGTTTTAATTCTATAGAAGATTCAGTTGTAAGGTCAAAATCGGACCTTACAATGTAGTGCTGACAAACACCCTCCTCACCATAAAAAGGTGCCACCTGAATGGTCTTTGTTAGAGTTACAATTTGCGGTAGTTCACTATAATTTTCAGAAAATTTAAACTTGGTTCCATTAACTTGTGATTCAGTTGCAATCCCCATTCTTATCAAATCTTGTGGAGCAAGTGAAAATTCACCAATATCAGATAAGTCAACTTGCATGAAAATTTGATATTGCCCAATAGGAATACCAAATATCATAAAGTCACCAGCATCATTAGTCTTAGCGGTAAATTTATAATATTTATCATAAACTTCGATAACAGATGGATTTGTTAAAGCATCTAATCTATCAGGAAATGTTCCAACAGGTACGTGACCTGAATAAGATTGTGAATAAGGTAACAGATTATACTTATATCCATCCTCATTGAAATCTTCAAAACTTTTATAAGGATATAAAGTAGAAATTATGGGGTTTGATTCGTCCTCTTCTGAAATCGGTATAAAAATAGAGACCCTCGCATTAACCAAACCTAACCCTTTATTAGCAAATACTCTACCACAAACTACCCCAAAATCAGCACAACTTCTTGTGTAAACATCATTAGGGAAAATCGACATTGATAATATTTCTAATTTGTCAAAGTCTTGGTCTAAATTAACTTGTATTGTTTTGTTTGTTCCTACTTCGGTTCTAATTCTATAAGAATTGGGCATAACTATTTTTTTTATAAATAGTGTACTCTAAATTTTCAAAAAATAAAGAATTAGGAGAAATTGGTTGTACTTAAATTTTTAACTCTAACAAGTATATCTTGGTTATCGAATCTGACTTGATATATTTGTCTAGGTTCGGCAAAAATTGTTTCATCAATAATTTCAATTTGTCTTGTTTCTGAGTCCAAATATCTTTGTGATGTTTCAGATGAAGAATATAGTCCCCCAACTTTATTAAATACTGAAATATCAGTCACACTAATAACCCCATCTTCCTCTTGGATTATTCTTCTTATTTCAGATATATTAACATTTTGACCCATTTGCCTGTTGATTGGGTTCATGTAATCAGAGATTTTTAATATAATGTTTGAAACAATTATTCCTTGGTTTTGTGAAGCGTCCAATACCACAGACATGTCAAATGATAGGTCTATTACATTTGCTGGATATACATAAATGTAATCATTTATCATTCTATAATTCGACAAATAATTTGCAATATTTGTCATCAATGTATTTGAAACCGAGGATGTTAACTTACCAGTTGAGTCATAAGATAAAACATTAATTTTAATCTTATTATCTTCTTCAGTTATCGAAACCTTTGCAGGGGCTCCAAATTGTGATGGCATTTTTCTAAGTAATGCTTCATAGTCATTAATAGTAACTGCCCTATTTTGAGCGGCAAAATTAAATGCTACAAAGTTCCTAACTTCCTCGGTTGTTGGGAAATTAGCTCCTCCAATTGCCGCAGTTGTATTATTACAAGATAAAGACTGTATAACCCCATTGTTTATAATTTGTGATGGTCCATTAACTGCAAAATTAACGGTCGCAATTCCATTAATAACATTAACCCCTATGTTAGATGAAAGTCCTCCTCCAATTCTATACTGAACAAATAAAGTAGAATTTTGTTTTAATACCGAACCTAATGAAAAATTATTCTGATATTTTGACAAGTCTAAAGGTTGTCCATTTCTTGCAAACTCTCTAAGTAATTCATCTGTTGAGGTATTACCTCCTCCAAAAGTTAATTTCATGTAACCCTCAGGTGTATATTCAGTTATAAATCTATCATTTGTTTGTAAGTATCTGCCAACTTTAACACCAGGTGTATCAGAAGTTTTTGTTGGGTCCTCTATGAAGACTCTATCTTCGGCAAGTGCCTGTACTTCATACCATCTATTGTTTGCCCCCAAAAATTCTTGAGCTGAAGGCACATTTGTATAATTGGTTCCGTCTTTTAATAAAACCCCAGTGACACCCAACACATTTCTTTCAGGTAAAAACAATTCATAAAATGGTTTTGACTCAACATTTGAAATTGTTTTTCTAAACACTTTTGTAACTCCATTAACTACCGCCTCTCTTTTAACTATGGTATAGTTAACAATTATATTATTAGAGTCATAGTTTGGAATAACAAGTCTATTAACAAATCCGTTTGAATCAAAATCGGATGAAAAATTACAGTCATTTGGAAGTTCGAATATTTGTCCAGCTCCTTGTACTTGACTACCTCTTCTTAATATACCACAATATCTTAAATCTTCTTTATCTCCAAAAGCCGGAACAGTTATAGAAAATTCAACTAATGCAACAGATGGTCTTAAGCCGGGAATTTTTAAACCGTAAGTTCTTGCTATATTAAAAACTGAAGACCTTTCTTGGGCATATTGTAAAACAGTTTCTTGTAAACTTCTGTCAATGTGGTAATGTAAATTATCGGTAACTGCGGCATTCAAATCCATAAAGACACTGAAAATTGCAGCGTCATTAAAATTTTGGACTAAATCAGGGTAATATGATTTTGTAAAATTTATTAATTCATTCCTAATGTTTTGGAAATCTCTTGTAGTATATGATATTTGTTTGTTAGCCATTACTTTTATATATTAATAATTATAAAATCACTCTGATTAAATACATTATTTGTGATTGTATAATCAATTCTTACTTTTGCAGTATACTCTAAATTACTTCTACCAGGTAATGCTATGGTATTATTAACCATTCCATCTTGAGTAGTTGCAGCACTATTGTTTTCTTCCGTACTAGCATCAGTTACTGAAATAGTATTTATCTGAAGATTTGGAATGTATTTTTCTACAGAATCTCTTATTTCTGATTCGATTTGATTGAATGTTGGTCCGTCCAAGGGTTCAAAAATATATTCATACAGTCTTGTCCCAAAGTCTGGTAAAAAATACCTTGCTCCTTTTCTTGTTAAAAGTAAGTGAATTAAACTACTTCTAACTTCTTGGTCTTCAAAATCTGTAAGGTCTAAATATTTTCCATCAAATGAATCCCTAAATGGAAATGTTATACCATATGTTTTTCCGTTTGCCATATCATATAAATATGGAACTATTTAATTTCAGTAATATTATAATAATAACAATCTCCATCTTCAGCAACCCACCTATCAGATAAAGTTTCAACTGAAGGTAATTCAGTATCCACTTTTATCTCTTTAGGTTCTATTGGAAATTTATTTGTAATCCAATTAGAGTCTCTCCAATAAATTCTGTTGTTTGGTTGACACAAAAGATATCCGTCATCAGCAATTAAAATATGACCACACTTATAATCTGAAGGTTCATCAGAATATGAATTTCTATACCAATCTACTGTCATAAGATATGTTGCCCAAATTTTTGAGCCGTCTCTTAGAACAACCTGACATCTTTTTTCATATAAATAATCAAAAATGTTTACTGTAACATTTTCTGAAAAACAATCCCATAGTTGTTTAAAATGAAATGGTATATCATTATCAGGTTCTTTCATAAATATTTCAGAAATCGGAACCCTTGACCTTAACATACCATAATCGGTCATTATATGAAATGTTAAAATTTTACCAGCAATAGACTGAATCCCAAAAGCATATGCTTTATGAAATTTATTATCATCTTCCGCATTTTTTGTAAAATGTGAAACCCTAACCAAACACTTAAACAACTCAATGTTTTCGTTATAAACTGCCATATGTCAAATATTATGATGAACAACCAAAGCAATCAAATTCACTATTTGCAGGTTTTGGTGGTAAATTTAAATGTGAATAATCTACTTTAGGTGGTTCAGGAGTTACATTTGGTTTTGATATTTTTGATATATCAACTGCTAAGTGTTTTGCTCCAGTTGAGATGGCCTTTGTTCTAACATAATAACAAAGTGTCTTTAGTCCCTTTTCCCATCCATAGAAGTGTGAAGACGATATCTTTGATAGGGTTGGATTACCCATGTAGATATTCATTGACTGTGATTGGTCAATAAAAGGAGCTCTTTCGGCCGCCATTTCAATCAATTCCTTCTGAGATATTTCCCAAATTGTTTTGTATTTTGGAATTAAATGTTCAATTCTTTTAACTTTTTTATTGTAGTGTTTATCCTCAGGGTCAAGATAATTATTAAAGTTAATTCCCTGTACTGAACCTTCGTTAAGAATAATTTCGTTCTTTAGGTCCTCACACCAAATGCCAAGCTTCTCAAAATCATTAATCAAATATTTGTTAACAATCATAATCTCACCACCAACTACACGTCTGTTAAAGATTGCCGAGTGAGCTGGTTCTGTCATTTCATATGACCCTGTAATCTTAGCTGAAGATGCAACAGGCATTTGAGCGGTAAATAAAGAATTACAAACACCATAATCTTTAACTTCTTCTTTTAATGAGTTCCAATCCCATCTTCCCGATAAATCACCTTCATTAAGTCCCCACATATCGAATTGGAATACTCCTTCTGACATTGGTGAGCCATTAAAGTAATCATATGGTTTATATTCTTCTGACTTACATAGACGACAACTTTCAGTAATTGCTGCAAAATAAATTGTTTCAAAAATTTCTTTATTAAGTTTCTTAGCCTCTTCAGACGTGAAAATGTAATCCATCAAATAGAATACATCGGCAAGTCCTTGGGTTCCAATTGCAATTGCTCTTTGTTCACGTCCACCCTTGTTTCCCTTTTCAGTTGAGTAGTTGTTAATATCAACAACTTTGTTGAGAGCTCTTACAACTTTACGAGTTTCTTCATACAATAGCTGATGGTTGAAAACTCCGTCTTTAATGAAGTTCTTTAATACCATTGATGACAATGTACAAATAGCAGTTGTGTTTTCATCTGTATATTGATAAATCTCGTTACAAAGATTTGATTGTTTAATTACACCAATGTTTTGATGATTTGTTTTTTTGTTTGCATTGTCCTTTGAGCAGAGATATGGAACACCAGTTTCAATTTGTGATTCAATAATCTTGGACCAAATTTCTTGAGCTTTAACTTTTTTGCCGATTCCAAGTGACACCGCTTTATTATAGTTTTCTTCGTATTCGTCACCATAACATTCTTGGAGAGGTTTAACACCCGCTTTCTTAATGTCATTAGGGCAAAACAAATACCAATCACCATTGTTCTTAACCGCTTTCATAAAGTTATCAGGAATCCAAAGTGCCGTGAATAAATCACGAGCTCTTAGTTCTTCAGCTCCTGTATTCTTTTTAATATCCAAAAGGTCAAAAATATCTTTGTGCCAAGGTTCCAAATAAATTGCCGCTGAACCAGGACGACGACCTTGTTGATTGAAGAAACGAAGTGATTCATTAACAATCTTCAAATATTTCAAAAGTCCACCAGCGAATCCACCTGAAGAAGAAATACGGCTTTCTTTGCTTCGGATATTTGACATAGAAAGACCAATACCCGCAGCATCCGATGAATATGTCGAAATATCTTTCATTGTATTCAAAAGACCTTCTCTTGAGTCCGCATCATTAAAGTGAAGAACACAAGAGGCAAGTTGTGGAACTTTTGTCCCAGCATTAATCATAATTGGTGTTGCCGGAGATATAAGTTGACTTGATAATGACTTATAATATTCAACTGCTTGTTCAAATGATTTAGTTACCCATATTGCAACACGCATGTACATATGCTGTGGACGTTCAATTGTCTTACCACTTGGTAGTTTCAAAAGATACATCTCTTGTAGAGACCTCCAAGCGAAGTAATCAAAATTATAGTCATTGTCGTGATTAATAACTTCATCCACATTAGACGGTCCGTAACTGCTAATCATATTGATAAACTCCTCATTAACAATTCCTTCTTTGTAAAGTTCCATCATAGTGTTTGAGAAACTTGGGTTTGTTTCTTTGTGGTATGCTGAAATTGCAACAGATGATGCAAGTCTTGAATAGTCGTGGTGACTTCCAGTAAATGCCGCGGCAATCTCGTAAATTAACTTATCAAGTTCCTTTGTGGTAATCTCACCCTCAGTTGGGACTGAAGTGATTACCTTGATAAAAATCTCATCAGAATTAATGTTTAAACCTTTGGCGGCTCTTTTAATTCTATTATATATTTTCTGTGGGTTAAAAGACGCATCTTCCCCACTACGTTTTTTAATTTTTAGTGACATCATAGTTTTATAAAATAATCAATTAAAAGTCATCCGTAAAGGACAATGTTTCGTTCAACTTTGCTTTCTG